AATATAAGGTTCTGCTTCCATAGCAAGAGAGAATCTTTCTCTTTGTAACTCAGCATCTTTGAGTTCTGAGAAATGATTATCATATACAAAGTCAAACTGAATGTTCTCAGACATTATATCCCAATCTTCTGGGGTACAAACATTCTTGAGAAGACATTGAGTCTTTAGCATATCTAAAAATAGATTACTAAATCTCTTACGTAGTCTACCTACAAACTTAGTGAATTTAAGTTCATCTCTAAGTATCTCAGAAGATCTACCTAAATTAAATCCACCATCTCCTTCTATTCTAGAGATTGGAACATTAAGTGCCTTATAGAGTTTCTTCTTAAAGTACTCGATGTCTGTAATTTCTCCAAGGTTTTGTCCACCTGGGAGTGTTGAGATTTCTGTTCCACGTCCACCTTCACGTCTAGGTAACCAGAAGTCCTCCATCATAGACATGAACTTCTTATCATCACGGATTTCTCCAGTGTTAGCATCATATACTAACTTGTTACGATATCTCATCATAACATCACGAAGGTATTGTTCTGCCTTCATTTTAGGAAGATTACCTACATCAATATAGAATATTCTTCTTTCAGGTGCTCTTGATAATCTGTAGATAACCAGACTATCCTCAATCATCCTAAGTTGATTAAGGGCTTTAATTGCCTTATGAAGGTATGAAAGTACAGAACCTTTGTTTCTATCTACTAGACCTGATGTGCAATATGCAATAGAGTCTTTGGAGAATTTAACACCCTTAGTGTCTGTAAGGTTGCTAGAGGGGTTTAAAGCACCACCTACAGTGTTCTTAGCACTGTAAATGAAATACTCTTCAATCTTAGGAAATGCTTGATGAATACTATTAATCTCTTTCTGACTATTAATAGCAGCTATTTTACCCGCTTGATTAGGATCTTCCTTAATTGCATGGCGAACAAAACGCATTTTCATTGCGTCAATATAACGCAATTCCTGTATTCCCTCGTGAGGTGCTTTTAAATCTATTACTTTATGATAGTATAATCTACCATCAACATACCAGTTACGATATATCTCATGAGACTTTTTATCAAAATCTAATAAATCTTTTATATATTTAAATTCCTTTCTAAGTTTTTCTTTAATACCTTCACTAGCATTTAACTTTGAAAGTTCTATATCTACGGGACTCTGATTAGTATCGGATACTATGGATTCTTGGATAACATCTTCAATTGCACCATCCACTTCTGGATGTAAAGCCATTTCACGATATCTACGAATTAATTCAAATTCGTTTTTGAATACACCTTCTAAATCTACATAGTTACCAAAAAACCCCGAAGTCATATAGTGATCACTTTGGTCCTCCTTGGAATCGGGGACCGGTGATACTACTGACTTAGGGGTTTCTTCATTATTCTCAATCGAGAATCCAAATAATTTAGCCATTTATACTATGGTGGACTATACCGTTCATAGTATTTAGTATAGCACAGATATTACCTTATGTCTGCTGCTTCTTTAGCACCTAATGCTTCAAAGTATTGTACTTGGAATTCAACAGTGAACTCTTCTATTGAGTCACCAGTTTCATATGAAAGTGCTATCTCAGATATATTCGTTGGGAATATATCAATAAACTTATACGCTCTGAGAACATTTGCTGCTTCAGTTGGTCCTTTACCACTGACTCCACCTGATGGTGCGACAGAAGAAAGAGTAGCTCCTCTTCCTAACTGATAAACAAAACCTTCTTTCATATATGTACCAGGATTAGTTGCTCCTGTATTGTTATCAAGTTTAGAGATTCCATTACCCCATGCTTCAAAAGCAGTACGGAGTCTGAAGTCCTCATCATTAATAACAGTAATTGTCCAAGGATCGAAAGTTCTGTCTCCAGCAACCTTAAGAATACGTCCTCTAAAAGGAATATCTACAGGTGCTATGTTGGAAGCAGGCATATTCGCTGCCTTACACATGAAACGAAGAGTTGATTTATCAACATTTCCGTAAATGCCACCATCAACGTATGATGGCATATCTGGAATTGCTACTTCAAAGAGATTAGGACGTGCGCCGCCACCGCGAAGTGCCGACTTAAAGTTAGATATAGTCCTAACGTTTGGTGGGTTTGGTGCTGATGCCATTTGTAGTTACTCCTTAATTATACTCTACCTGCGACTTCCTCGAAACTAACACCTGTGCGAGTAGCAACAAAGGTTAGTGCAACGAAGTTGATAGATTTAGCGGGCTTGAGGAAGATGTCAGCACGGAATTCATTATTATCAATGACATCTGGTGTGTTGTTTGTTTCGTCGCAAATTACTAAGAAGTCGTAAAGACCACGCTTACTTTGTACGTCACGTAGATATGGTTCTACGATGTTAACAAAGTTAGCACGAGTAATTTCGTCGTTAAACTCAAAGAGTTGAGCTTGTGCAGCTCCCTCTAATGCCTGCTCGACTGTAAGGAACAATCTTCTAACGTTAATTCTGTCAAACGCTGAGGCATAACCAAGGGCAGTTTTGTCTCCGAAGAGCATTATGCCAATACCAGGACGGAATACAACAGGGTTGATTCGCTTGGTATACAGAGAATCTCTTTGTGCTGATGTTGGATTGAATGCCAACTTAGTAGCGTTGTTAAGAACACCACGCTGCTGTCCAGCAGGAGAGAACCAAGGATAGAACTCTCTGTTAGTTCTAACCATGAGTCCAGCAATGTCTCCGTTTGTTGGAACCCAACGGAACTCATTGTTGAATCTATCAAACATATACTTATAACCACTATCTAAGATTAGATATGAAGATGAATTTGCTCCATCTAATGTGGCGATGACGTTTGATGTTTGTGTTGCACCAGAGGTGATGTTAACAACGTCTCCACGTTGTGGGCCACCTACGGCAACGCAATCTTTTCTTGTTTCGGCAATGTCTGCCAATTTGTTGATCTTAGCCTGTGATTCTGCTCTTGTATCAGAACCAGGACCACCGATTAAGTAATCAACTGCAATCTCATCCTTAGTTTGGAACTTCTCATAAGAAGTAATCAACGCACCAAGGGTTGCTTTGTATCCATTTGCAGTAGTGTAGTTGTTACCACCCTTAAGTGCATAAGTTGTAGCACCAATACCTGCAAAGTATGTCACATCTCCAGCATTCTGTCCCCACTGTGCATCAGCATTACTGATAGCAGAGAATTGAGTTCCACCGAATCCAGTATTAACTGGTCCGATAAGACGCATTGCGTCATATGCAACAGATGGATTATATCCTGCAAATGTCTTCTCAGAGAAATCTGCGAGATAATTCTTGTACCAGATCTTTTGTCCAGCATTTCCTGATGACTCAGCATCAACTGCTTTAGATAGACCTAAATGCTTCTCAAGAACATTACCTTTGATTCCAGTTATGTTTCCAGAATCATCAACAACAACAACGTGTAAAGCATCATTTCTAGCACCTCTATCAAGAGCGTACTGGTTGCTTACTGGTTTCTGAGCAATTGACTTCCAATAAACAGTTGAGTTATCTAATTGGAGAGTTTGAGCATCGTACCAATCAGCAACTGCAGTTGGAGTTAATGCAAGACTACCAACTGTACCAGCAGGAAGATTAGTGAATAAACTATCTGAAGTACTGAATGCATAGATACCACCTTCAGAGTAATCAACCTTAGTTTCAGTTGAACCACCACCAACTGTTTCTACACGAGAAACAATCTTAACATCGATGGTTGACTTACTACCAACAGCATCAGTAGAAACACCAGTAATGATACCCTTAAGGTATCCTACAAAATCAGTAGTAGTTCCTGCACCAGGAAGAACTGTACTTAAAGGAGCAGTTATACCATAACCAACAGTTACACCAGAACCAGCAAGACTAGCAGAAGATATAGTAAGTGTTTGATCAGCAAAGTCATCAATGAAGCAGACTTTTAAATCTTTTGCCCACTGTCCAGGGTTCTTAGCAGCGTAATAGAAATCGGTAGCAGAAGTATAGTTAGCCTGATAATCGTCGTAACTCTTAATCTTTA